TTGGCGATCATCTAAGTATAAGACACCATTCAGAGAGTCTAATATAGCTTTCTGATAATTGTCTAGGTCTACATTGTTATCGCAATACTGACCATTTTGTTCCAGTTTTTTCTTCTTGGGCCAAGCAGTAGGCATTTTAATATTAAATACCATACCCATAGCAACCAAGTTTTCAGTAGGAGTAACATCCAACTCACTTGTTAGTGCTAACATATCTTTTTTAAATTGAGTGTACTTCTTTGGGTAGTATGTAGACCATCTGGAAACTCTTGGTCTGGCGGCAGGAACTGGATTTAAGTTAAACTTTAAAGCAATCCTCTTATATTGTTTCCCCATACTCTTCGCCTCTTAGGACATCTAGATCTCTTACAACTAAAGCCAGTAATATTCTTATTTCAACATCCCTGGGTGTGTCCTCTTCTCTTGCTAGTTCTAAAGCATCTTTTGTATTATCAGTTATTTCATCTAATATTTGATATCGTTTAGCTTTTGTACTATACCTTGGCATTACTGTTTAATTCATCTTGAGCCAACAGTTTGTCGATCTCAATCTCGATGTTCTCTATTGCTTTTCGGAGATCATGGATTCGCCCCTCACCTTTATGTTTCCATCTATACCTAACAAGATACTTGACTGAATTACCTATTGCCCAAGTCATATCTTGGTCAACAATAAATGTCTTAGCCTCTATCTTACCTTGGGTATAGTGTGAGGGGTTTTTGATATTGTCGTGTACTGTATTAGCCACCGACCCATCCAAAGAACAAAGCGACCACACAAATTCCTAAAAAAACTGTCAAAGATCTGTTTTTCAAGATTGTGTTTACAACTTCCATTACCTTTTCCATACTTCTCTCCCCTAGTTATAACAAGTTAGGGTACTCTTCAGTTGGAAGCTACTAAATGTAATGCTAAAAGAATGCATTATTGAATACCCTAATTTCTTACTACTGCTCGATGTATATAGGTTTGTCACCTAACCAACCAGTACATTCATTGACCTCTATAGGATGACATTGTAATTGTTCTGATGTCGTATTACAGGCAGTCAATAACCCAATTATAAACAATATAGATATAATTTTTAAACTAGATTTCATCTTAATCTCCACAAAAACAAGGTATGGTTTCATCATCAAAAATATCATCAAAAATACTTGTTTGCTCTAAAGCTATAGTTTGCATTACTTTATAGCTTGGTTGATCAGATCTAAAGAATGCAGCCTTTCCTACTTTTATTGATAAAGACTCTTCTTGCTTAATCCACCAATCAGCAAGTTCTGGTCTGGCTCGTATTATGCTTTGTTTCTTTTTATGTCCTTTAAGAAAACATAAATCGCAATTACCCCAATCTGTAACACCATTGTTGTTTGGAAGTTCTAAATCAAAATCATTCTGATCCCAAAATTTTCCAACATCTTTAGCAGTAACACCTTCCAGATACAAAGGCAAATATCTTTCTTGACCACTTTCTATAGTGCCGTTCATTTTGACAGCCCTTCTTACTTCATCACCTCTGATGCCAATGAAAGAGGTATAGGGTGTTTCAAAACCACATTGATCAACTAAGTATTCCTTAATAGCCCTAATCTTTAAATCAGCAGTACAGAATCTAGCTACTGGATTTGGTGCATATCTTTTAACTTTTATAAGTGCTTCAAAAGGCTCACCATTACGACTAGCAGTTTCATAAGTAACAACTTTAGTGTCATAAGCATACTTGTTTTTTTCATCATCCCTAGATTTTCTAGCATATCTTTCAAGCCAGACAATATCTACACCCCAGTTAACACCTACATCTTTAACAAAGTCTAAAGTCTGAGGCATTTCTTTGCCTGTGTTAGCAAAAGTAATCTTAGCAAACTCTGGAAGATCACCATCATGTGCCTCTAATATCTTATGTAGCATATATGCAGAAGTTCTTCCTCCAGAAAAACTAATACAGGTAGGCTCATTAATATAATATAGTGAATTCTTATCCATTATTTGTAAACTCCCCATGTAATTTTTCTCTCAGTTTACATACAGCTATTTGAGCTTTTTCCAGATCATTAAAATAACCTGCACTATATTCTTTCCTATGTAATTTAACTCTACCTCGCCATTGTTTTGTTGGCTTATGCCAAGTCACACCTTTAACTCCAGATGTGCTTCGGGAAGATAATCTTGTGTTATGACAATTTTGTGATTGAGTAGCCTCTCTAAGGTTTTGAATACGATTATTTAATTTGTTTCCATCTATATGATCTAATGTCTTAGGTAGGCTCCCATACACAAAAAGCCATATTAATCTATGTTCTCTGTATTGACGATAATCTACTTTAATAACCTTATATCCAGAAGATTTGTGAAGACTAGCACCTGTTCCAACAACCACCCCTGGCCTATTTGTTTTCCAAAATAAACCTTCACTAGTTAATGTAAATAATTCTTTTAATCTTTCTTGTGTCACATGTTTAATTTTACTTGTCATATATATTTAACTCCTCATCTTGAAATTTAGAATATTGACCTAAGAATTGAGTCTTAACAAAACCTATTTGACCCATTCTGTTTTTAGATATTATTAACTCAGCTAAACCCTTGTCCTCTGTATCCTCTGGATTATAATAATCATCTCTATAAACCATCATAATTGTATCAGCATCTTGCTCAATCTCACCAGAAGATCTTAGATCACTCATAAACGGTCTTTTATCTGGTCTTTGCTCAACACTTCTATTTAATTGTGAAAGCAATATTACAGGTAATTGTAGTTCTTTAGACAAATACTTTAACTCTCTACTAATACTACCCAACTCAGAAACCTCTCTCTGTTTATCATATTTAATGATTTGTAGATAATCAATCACTATCATATCTAACTTGTTTTGACTGTCTATTTGTCTTGCTTTAGATGTGATGTCGTATATTGACATACCAAACTTATCAACAATAGTCATATTCTGGTGTCCAATCTTATTCATTTGTTTATAAAAATTTTCAGATTCAGCATCATTCATATTCTGGTTAGTAATCTTTGAAAGGTGTACATTAGAATGTGATGAAGCTAATTTAAGCATTAGTTGGACTTGGCTCATCTCTAATGAAAAGAACAAAACATTATTAGACTTAGAAACATGATCCGCTATGTTTAAAGCTAAAGTAGATTTACCCATACTAGGCCGACCTGCAATTACATTAAGTGTTTCTGGACGAAAGCCAGACAATAAAGCATCTAATGATTTAAGACCACTAGACAGTCCTACTTGATTTGTAGTTAAACTTTGCATGTAATCTACAGTTTTTCCTACAATAGATTTAACATGACTCTCATCTTTATCTTCTAATTCTAACTCGTAATTTTGTATTTGAGATACTGTGTCTTGATAGTTCTCGTATTTAATATCTTTTTTTAGAGCTTCTATTGCATTATTAATACGACACTCTCTAATATGTTTAGCATAACTTTCAATATTATTAACACCTGTAGAGTTTTCTAACAACAATGCTAAAAATTGAAAATCAACCATCCAGGGCCTACTCTTAGGTTGATGATCATTACTTATAAAATCTCTGACTGTAACAACATCTATTGGTATGTCATCTCGATACATGTTATTGATGCATCTAAAAGTGTAACCTAGCTTTTCATCGCTAAAATCTTCTTCCGTTAATCTAGTAGCTGCCACCCTGTGAACACAAGGCTCTAATAATAGGCCACCTACGACTGCTCTCTCTGAGTCTAATGAATTGTATTGCATGATTTTCCTCATTTTGGGGTATAGCGAGGTCTGGCTATACCTATTAAAGTTGCTAGAATGGAATATTTCGAGTCCATTTTTATTGAAAATGACCTAAACAAGCCATCCTTTGCGTAAAGCCTCAAGCCATTGCACTATATAGATTAAACAACTAGCTGATACTATTGCTGATAAAAACGATAGATAAATTAAAAATCTTTTTATATATCTCATAGTAACTCCTTTAGGTTTTATTGTTTGTTCTTTCATGTATTCAACCCTTTGTTGATGCATTTGCATTTTAGTTCCAAAATATTGTATTGACATAATATCTCCTAATATAAATGGTTTTCTATTTGGGCATATAGATACTCACCATCATCATTTAATTCTTCGTATTCTTCATCAGTAAGATCTGTACCATCATGCCAAACTGCTTCAATTATAAAACTGTCGCAGAAATCTGGATAATCACTTGTATTAATGTCAATGTCTAATACATCAACAAGACTTGTGTTAATTCTTTTGACTAAAGTTTTATGTCCTTTACGACCTTCCCAGACCCATTTATATTTTTGCTTGTCTGTAAGACCTATTGTCCAATCTTCTTTTTTTATATCTTTGCCACAATCAACACATTGAATAGCACTCCAAGAAAAATGAAAAACTCGTATTGGGGCATTACATGTACAAACAATACGCTTTCCATCATGACTTGCTCTTGTATATCTATTTACTTTTTTTATTTCAAACTTATTCATAATTTTTCCTCCAATCAAATTCTGTTCCATAAGGGCTTGGTTTCTTTTTTTTGATGTCAAACATTTCCCATTGCCTTTGATTAATAAATGTCTGGAAATGAGGTATAAATTTTTGATCACCCCAATCCAAGTACAACCTATTTAATATTTTTAAGACATCTCTCCAATCATGATGTTTCTTGGTAAAGTTTGCCATCTCTGTCATCAAACCACGCTTCTTACCTTTGTAGTTATCTCTGAATATATCAAACTCAATCAACTCCTCATCAGTTGGTGGTTTAGTTTTTTTGTCCACTTGATATGGTTTATTACAATGTGGGCATATTACTTCCATAATATTCTCCTATTTAAGCATTAATTTAGTTAAAGGGTCTGTGTACCATTCGTGACTATCGATCATCTCTTTAGGCACTTTAAATCTAGGCTCAAGAGGTTTTCGATCTCTGGGTTCCCGATAGATTTTTTTCGGATCCGTATATTTTTTAAGCCTTGCTCTGGCACAACTATTAGTACATTCAATGTGTTCAGATACCATTCTTGCCGTTACCTTACTACCATCGTCCAATGTAAACAACTGTACAAGCTTGTATTCCCATTGTCGCAATGGATTCTGGATGTACTCAACCCCATCAATTAATATGATGGGGGTTTTTGGATCAATGGTTAACATTAAAACGGCACATCATCATCGCCAACATCACCTAGTGGACTCTGGCTTTGTTCACTTGGTTTAGGTATGTTAGGCATACTTGATGGTCGTTGTATTTGAAATCTCAATACAGGCGCCCTAGTGTTGTCAGTTTTGTTTCTCCATGCAGAGATCTGAAAGTCTTCACCCTCTACATTTAATTGACCCTTGTATTGAGGTGCATTGGGATTGCTATTATCATTTTTCCAAATAGCACCCTTGTTAGTGTTGTCATAATTTTCACTCATGTCGTTTCCTTAGTTAATTAAAGGGTCACTTATGGTAGACCCAAGCACCAGACTTATTCTTAACCTAACGACTAAATACCAAAAAGCATAAGGAGGTAATGCTTTAACGAGGGATGGTAAGTAACCGATTGACATTGGAAAGTCAGCCCCAATCAATTCTTAAAAATCATCATCTGGTTTAGATGTATAGTTTTCTTCTAGATCAGTCAATTGATCTTCAGTCAACAACTCATCCCCTCTGGTGTAAAACTCATCACCAAACTCATTCATTGCTACATTAATAACTGCTACCCAAGGTGAATTAGGATTCTCAGCCTCTCGATCTTGCATGTCAGTCATGATTTGTTTGGCTCTGTCTAAACTACAATTCTTGCTTTTAAGTTCTTTAATCAGCCTATCAACTTCTATTGCCGTTTGTTGGCTCCTAGTAGGTGCTTTAAAGTCTTCTGACTCATCCTCACCCATATGACCCATTTCGTACAATCCCGCCAGTTTAAGCACGGCTCTGGACATTGCTCTCTTTTCAGCAATTTCCATTACATACCAAGATATGGTGTTTCCATCACCACCTTTACCACGCTTACAAGACCCA